TTACTGACATTGCACCAGTTTCGCCCAGCGGTGACTTATCGTTTGCCGCTGTCTGCACGATTTGGTTGATATTGACGTGATATCTGCCGCCGCCCAGGTATTCTGGAATCTGCACCGTTTTGTCGCTGATAGTTACATTCCACAGTGCTTGTACCTGTTCGCGGTATCGGCTGCCGCCTCGTGCGAGCGCTTCGTAGTACTGCTGTACTGCTACGGCTTTTCTCAAGTCGTTGATGGTTGCGGCGGTTACTGCGCTTAGGTCTGTGTACATCCAGCCCCCCGCTCCTGATTCACCTGATGCTCTTTCAACTCCAGTGAATTGCATTTGCTTTTTTTCGTTGGGTTTTCCTGCTATGTTCTCGTATCCTAGACTTCCCGGTACGTTTTGACTGGCATTTCTACTTAGCACCATTTCTACTGGTCCAGCGAAATCTACATATGTGCCAAATGTGTCCCCTAGTCTGACTGGTGCGTTTCCTGTCATCGGTACGGGTACTGCTGGCCCGCGCTGAGGATAAGGCAGACAGCTTGTGAAGTAGTCGTGAAATTTGTTTACAGGTAACAGGTTTCCGCCTTTGTACGCGTTGTTTTCTGCTTCTTGCACCAAATCTTCTTTTCCAAATTCGTAGTCTACGTTTGCATCGTCTGTTTTTAATACTGCTGCGTTATCTACGTTTTCATCTCTGAAAAATTCATTCCAGATTTTTACATACGCTCTTATTGGTAGTGAGTTAATGCTAAATTCTTTTTTAATTTTGGTCGGTACTCCCATATAGTCCAGTATGGATCTTTCGTTTGGTTTTGGTTCTGCGTCCGTTCCTTTGATTTTGATTTGCGGCACTGCGTATTCTTTGCTTGGCATCCATGGCGTTTCTTCTATTTCTCCCATGAAGTGTTTGAAGTTGTCCCACAAAATTCTGTTAGGACAATAGAAGTAGTAGAAGTCAATGAATGCATCGTCCATCACTGGATACTTCGGTGTACTCATTCGAACGATTGCTGCCGTGTCTACGCTGAAGGTATCGCCCGGTAATACCTCGTCAAGATAAAAAGGAATCAGCTTGCCGGAATCGAACGTTGTTAAAATTGTCTGGTCGCGGTTAAACCGCGTTCGACTTGCTTTCATTTCTGGAATCTGATTAAAGTGTCTTTCGTTGTTTCGATTCACTTTTCTTCCTCCTTTGCTTCCGGTTCTGTTTTTGTTTCTGCTGCTGCCATTTTTTGCAGTTCTTCAAGTTTCATGGCGTTTGCCTGTGCGGTCGCTACCATACGATGATATTCATGAATATTCTGCGGAAATTCCGTAATATCCGTGTATGTATCGTTTAATGCTCCCTCCGACAGACTTTTCAGAAACTGTGGGTCAAAACTTGCTTTTCGGACGATGCTTTTGATGTCGCATTCGTCAGAATAGCTTTCAATTTCCTGTTGGATGTCGATTGGTGCAGTTTCTTGCAGCACTTCTTGCCCTTTTTCGTCCTTTGTCCAGACGTATTGTTTTTGAAATTTTTCTCCTGATTTTGAAAAGAAGGGCTTTCGCCCTTCTTCGTATCGTTTATTCATGCGGCTTGCCCTCCCATACCTTTTTCTTGTCGTTGGTAAACTCACCGTTTTCGTCTTCAAACTCTGCCAACTTAAAACCGGCGTAGTCACCAGGTGCCTGTCCGACAAACGTTTTTTCATCCTTCGCCATTACGTTGCACATACGTGCAAAGGTTGCATCGTTCTTGCTCTCGCCTACCCATGCATAGCACTTTGCTACACTGTCCCACAGGCCAAAATATTCATGCTTCATGATGTTTACTCTCCTTCTTACAGCCGGATGCCACCGCGCATAGGTTTCTGGCTAAGGTTGATGGTTTTGGTTTTTCGTGCGGTTACGTTGAACATACGGCGGTCTTTTGCGCCGCTCATCTTTTTACGATACGCCATCGTTATACTCCCTTCTCATGAGTTCTACTTCAATTGCGTTTGCAAAGCTCTTCATTTGCCAAATTTCGTCCATCATTTTTTTTGCATCTTCAATTTTGGACAATTTGCTTAGCATTCTGTAAGCCGCTTTGATCTCTTTGTATTTTTTTGTTAGCATTGTTTCGAGATTTTCTTTGGTCTCGTCTCGTACGTTCCAGGTTTTGTTTACCATGGCTTACTCCTTTTCGTTTTTCATTTCATCATGCAATGCGTGGTAGATCTCGTCAAGTTTTTCGAGGATCTGCATCATGATGTGGATTGCCTGCTTGACGTCCTTAATCGAAATAAGTGCCATGTTATACCCCCTTTCTGTACTTTTTAGTGCGTGTGTCGATGTGTACCCAAGTACTGTAAACGATAATGCCGCATTCATCCGGTATGATTGCATTCAGCTTGTTGGCAATTTCTTTTGCGGTCATACCATTGACCCGTATGTCTGCTGCCATTCCTCGCATGTGGTATGAGTACTTTGCACCGCCTACCGCTTTATTCCTTGTCGGTGTCCGGTATCCACTGTTGATGTATACCGGCTTACCGACTTGGCTTCTTAAGATGTCTAGGATAGACACTAGGTAGTCATCTATAAAAACTACTTGTGAGCCATCTTTACAAGCAAATTCTCGTACTTTAAAGTGCTTTCCTACTTTTTCGTTTGCGTCTGTATCCATGATATAGCATTTAATCATTTTTGTCAAGCTCCTTTTCTGTAAAGTACATTGCTATGGTGTCAATTTTTTGTAGCGAGTAGAGACCTGGGTGCCGGTTCGCGTAGTCCTTTGCTCTTTCTTTTGCATATTTTGGTTCTGCTTCGAGTTTAAGGACTGTTGTTATACTGTCGTCATCGTTGAATCTTCTAAGTTCATAGGTGTGTTTCATTTTTAGCACCTTCCTTTCTGTAATTATATTTTATCATTTTTTTAGAAAAAAGTCAAGCTTTTTTTGAAATTTTAATTGATATATTAGCAGTCGGTTTTGCTCCTTTGTTTTGAATGGCGCTTTAGCGCCTTGCCGTATGGAGCGTATGCGGAATGCGGCTTAATCCATTCATTTTTAGCGCTGTGCGCGTTTTCAACAGTTTCAACAGTTTCAACAGGTTTTCAACAAAATATTGCACAATGATTTCCGTCATTTTGACGAACTTTCAACATTTCAACAAATTTTCAACAAATCTTTCAACACTGTTTTTTGCTTTTTATTTACGCTTTAACGTTAAATTTTAGCACTTATCAACTTTTCCACATTGCCTACTACTACTCCTACAACAAGTTATATATTATACGGCGCTTGTGAGCTTGCGAACAATAGCGCCTAAAGAGTCGCGCGTGCGCGCGTGCGCGCTTCGCGCGCGTGCGCACGCGCGATAAAGTATAGCTATTTGATAGACTGAATAGACTGATACATGGAGTCTTTAGACGACAAAAGCCCAGTACCTTACTTGATAGGTACTGGGCTAGGTGACACCGTTAAAGTGTCCCTTTCTTCTTCATCTGCTTCTTTATCACTCTCTCTTTCGTTTTGCACTGATCTGCAAAGTCTGCATTTTCGTACTTTAGTCGGTTTTCTGCTATGGCCGCTGCTTGTCTGTTCTGTTTAATTCTCCACAATCTTTGTGGGTTTTCCGCTTCCATCATTTTTTCATAATAACGTGGAATTTGTGCGCGTTTGCCGTTTGTGCATTGGATATACCCTTGTTTCCAGATTTCTGCTTTGTGTTCTTGATAGTAGTGATCTCCTAGACCTGGCTTAAGGCTCATACATGCAAAAGGTTTTTGTTGCCCTAGTTCGTAGTATGCGTTTGCTTTTTGACCGTCAATTTCGTACATCTTTTTTGTAACGTACCCTGCAACATATCTATATGTTGCTGGTACTGCTTGTGCTATTTGTATTTGACCCATGCCCCATAGGTCTGCCAGCCATTTACTCGTGAAATATCCGTTGTGTTGTATCTTGTATAGGTGCTCTAGGTCTGTTGGTCTCCATCCATATAGAATCATATGGTAATGCGGCCTTGCCGTCTGTTCTCCGTATTCTCCCGCTACGAAATAGCGTAATTTGCCTCTATAAGCCTTCCTGAGGCGTTTTAAGAACTTTTGAACGTCAGTATATAGTAATGTTTGGACGCTTTCTGGACGCTTCTCTCCCGGTTTCCAGACGTATTGCACTTTTCTCATGATTTCGCCTGTGTTTACAATCATTCCTGGTACGTGTTCATCGTCATAGGTTAACGTTATAAACCAAACTTCTTCTCTTGGATAGTCTCGTGCTTCTAATTCTATTCGTGTTGTCCAGTCCTCCCTTTGTCTGATTCTGCATCCGATGCATTGCCCGCATGGTATCAACATTACATCTTTTCTATACATTAAATCTTCATACTTTAGCTGTTTTCCCGCTAACTGAGAAAAGCGGGAGAGTGAATACACCCTCCCGCTAATGTTTTTGTCGTTAGGGTTGTACAGCCGTATTAACGGTTTGTAACAACTCACTTTTTAACATCACCGCCTTTTCCACCGTGCGTTGCTCCGGCTTTACTTTTGTGTGTTTTGCTTCCTTCTGGTACGTTTTTTTCAATTGCTTTGCTTGTGTCGTCTCCGATTCCGGTTAGTGTTTTCATCAGTCCGTAGGGTGTCATTTGCGTTGTGCTTAGCATTTGTTGCCAGCTTTGTGCCGCGTTGTACCAGTCGCTTTTGCTCCAGCTGCTGCTTTCGTATGCGTTAGGTACAAATCCACCGCTTCGGCTTACTCCTAGTGCGCTGCTGCTTGCAAGTCCCATACTTGCCCCACTGATTGTTCCTGCACTTCCTCCCGGTGTGCTTGCGCCGCCGTTTGCGAATGCTAAGATAGGGTTAAGCCCTGCTTTTTTCATGTCCTCAACGGCTCGCTGGTACGCTGTGCTTGACATGTGCTCTTGCCAGTTCCTGTTTGCTAGTGCTTCTGCGCTGTTGTAGTTCATTGCTACACTGTTTTCGATGTGGTTGTATACGCCTTGCATGATTGCTTGTAGTGTGTTATAGCCCATCTGTTTTAACATACTCTGGCTGTTGTATTTGCCTTGCATGGCTGCTTCTTGTCCTTGGTATGCGTATGCCTGTTTTAGCCAGTCATTGACTTGCTGTACGTTGGTACCCGATTGACTTCCGCTTTCGGAGTGTCCGCCGCCTTGGCTTGTGCTGCCGCCGCTACTTTGGCTATTTCCTGTCTGTCCCCATCCGCCAAATGCTCCGGCTATGTTTTTAGCTGCTCCTGCAAAGGTTCCGATTGTGTTTGCTACGTTTCCCGCTACGTTTAGTGCTGTTAAGAGTCCAGATAGTCCACTCATTTAAAAATAGCCCGGGTTTTGCCCGGGCATCCTCCTTTCTTACAGTTTATACAAGCCCGGTACGCTGTATAGTGGCATCCGTCTTGTGGTTTTGTTCGCTATGCGGATAGCGCCGAAAAATTGCGGCTCATCCTGCACGACGAGTGTGCGTGCAATTTCGGTCTTGCCTTCTTCCATCCATTCTTGCGACAGTGTTGGTACGGTTGAATAATTGTCTGCGTAGTGCCAGAAATCCAACGTGCCTGTTGCGTTGCTTCGCATGAGGCCGCTTACCCGGTTTGGTTTCATTCGGTAGTCCGCCCAGGCTTCCTGATAGCCAAACGTTTCTTCGTCCGTTGCCGTGCCGGTCAACATGATTTCCTTTTTCTTTACAGGCTGCTCTCCCAGGTTTGCAAACTGTGGTACATAATAGTCGAGCCTGTCGCTTCTGCTCCAGAAACGTTCCAAGCCTTGCTGATAACTGCGATTATGTCGCACACAACAGACACCAATTACAAACCCGTGTTCTTCAAAAGATTTGGTAAAAGAGCTTTCGTTTATCGGCGTTACTGACATTGCACCAGTTTCGCCCAGCGGTGACTTATCGTTTGCCGCTGTCTG